CGGGGTGCAGATGATGACGCGGGAGGCGCGTGGCTCAGAACGCGCCTGCACCGTCATCGTCTGCACCCCGTCCTGGCGGCTCATGTCGAGCACGCCACCGAAGAAGCCCGACCAGATCAAGATCTGGGACGAGCTCGACGCGTTCCACTGATAGATCGAGCACGCGACATCACGGATCACGGTCTTCTGGAAGAGCTCGTACACGTGGAAGCGGAGGTTCGCGGCGTTGCTCGGATGGACGATCGCGTTCGCCACGAACTCAATCGAGATGTCGCTCACGGAGTTTCCGTCGAGGAGCGACGCCCGGATCGCGCCCCAATTCGAGATCGCCGGATAGACGGGAGGACCGCCCTGGACGTTCGTCGCGATCAGGCGCTGGTCGCCGATGTAGAACGTGAGGAGCCCATAGACCGGGTCCGTGAAGGAGCAGTAGAGGTAGAGGGCGCCCTTCGTGCTCGGGAGGGCCATCGCGTCACGGATCTCGAGCTCATCGATCCCCATGACGACATCGAGAATGACCGGCACGCTAGGGGATCGCCACGACGGCCGCGCACTGCCACCAGTTCGTGCCGTCGCTCACGTACTGGACGATGTCGTTCGCCGTCATCGCCAGGTTCGTACCGCCGGTGTTTCGGATGTTGCCCGGGCCGTTGTGGTTGATCGTGAGCGACCCCGTCGTCTGGAGCATGATGACGCGCCCCGCATCGGCCGAACTCGTCGAGATGTTGTTGATCGTCGTGGTCCCGCTCACGAGATAGAAGAAGCCGTACGCGTCGGGCGAGATCGTGCTCGCCGAGGACATCGTTGTCCCCTGCGCCTGGCGCTGCCACGACTGGATCCCCGGCCCGATCGGGAACCAGCGATTGTTCGAGTGGTCGCGGAGGTAGCTCGTCTCGCCATTCGCGTTGTCGAACACGAACGCCATGAAGTCCTTGTTCCCCGAGCCGTTCGTGAAGGTCTCGTTATAGATCGTGTTGGTCCAGGTAAAGGCACCATTCACGACGATGTAGATGTATTGCTGATTGCTGACGCCAGACTTCTCCACGATCAGGTTGTTCGTGAGATTGGCGTCGAGCGTGATGTCCGTGTGGAGGAAGAGATTCCGCGACGCCTCCACATACATGAGCGCCTTGCTCGGCGTCGTGCCGGCGCGTTCGAGATGCGTATGGACGAAGGTGTTCCACGCGCTCGTGACATCGAGGTTCGTCTGGGAGCACGCCTCGGCCCACGTGCCGTCGTAGTGGCAGCTCCCGCCACCCGTCTGCATTCCGATGAGACACGCGACGACCCAGATGTCCGAATTGCGGATTGAGTTCGCGTTGAGAATAATGCCCGTGCCGCTCGGGAAGTCGCGCGCCAGAACGCGATGAAGGCCAGCGTTGCTCGTGAAGGTCGCGCCGCCCTGGTTCCCGAGGTTCAACCCGTCTCCGGCGCTCCCATTCCCACGGAACGAGATGTCCTGGATAATGATTCCCGACGCCCCGTTCGCGTTCCCTTCGCCGGCCGTCTTCTCCCGGAGCATCGTGCCCGTCGCGGCAGCGTCCCGCTGGAGCACGGTCTGCTGCGGACCGCACCCTTGCAGCATGCACTTCCCGTACATCGTGAGGTTCGTGATGCCGGTGATCGTGACGCCGCCCACGAAGACCTTCCCGCCAGGGCCCGCGAAGTCGAATGCGGACTGGAGGCCTGCTTGCGTGCTCGCGAAGTTGTCCGCGCGCTTTTGCGCGTTCGTCATCGCCCAGATCGAGCCAACGTCAGCGAATGACACGGTCCCCCCTCATACGTAGGGCTCGCTCTCGAACGTGAACGTCAGTTGGTTATAGAGATCCTTGTTCTCGATCACGCCCTGGTATTCGAGCGAAGCCATCCGGCAAAGAAAGAACCCAGGGCGCGCGATGTTGTAGAGGCCTTGGAGCGTGCAGAAGACGGCCTGCTGCGGCGTCTCGGCGTTGGAATTGGTATCCCAGTCCGAGCGCCACCGATCCCAGAAGGCCTGCGTCGCGTGGTCGAACGTGAGTTGGACCGAGGTCGCGCGCTTCGCGTACTGGTTCAGGAGCGGCACGTTCCCCGCCGTCCGCGCGACGCCGCTTTGCTCGATGTCCGAGATCTTGTATTGGCTGATCGTGTCGGACGTGAAGTCCTGGCCGATCCCGAAGAAGATGCAGGTCGAACGTGGGAAAAGCCCCCAGTAGAGGATCGTCGCGACCTTCGTCCCGCCGCCCCGGTCCGAGTTCTTCTGCATGATCCGGTAGTAGCGCTTCGCCGGCGTCGGGACGGAGAAGGAGAGGAGATCGCAGTTCACGAGCGACGTGGACGCAGTCTGGAGCGTGAGGTTGTTCACGTCGACGGGAGACGAGAACGCGGGATTGTCGGCCGAGTCGTACTGGAGCGTGAACTTGGTCTGGTCGCATCCGCGCGCGTCGTAGGCGACGGCGAAATAGGCGGCGCCGGCCGCGGAGCCGAGCTGCGTCGTGTCCCCGAGATCGGCCTGGAGCCACTGGTCGGACGTGCCGTTGATGGGCTTCCATCCGGCGCCGAGACCGTCCTCGCGCGAGTTGTCGATCGCGTAGCCCACGTCCGTGCTGCTCGCCGTGAGCACGGTCGCGGTGCGGGAGATGTGGACTTTGTTCCGGTGATAGAACTGGGGATCGATCACCGATAGGCCCCCGTCGAAAGAACCTCACGGAGCATCGGCCAGATCTCATTTCCCATCTCGGTACGGAAGTCGGCGCGCGAGGGGCCGCGCGTTCCGAGCCGCGGGGTCGGAGACCGGAACCCGTCGAGCCGAAGCGCGCCGCTGCGCGATCCCGACGCGGACGGCGTCGCCACGCGATCGATGAACTTGTCGAGCTTCATCAGGACGCGGGACCAGGAGTCCGTCTCGTTGTGGCGAAGAATCGCCTCGTCCCGGCCGAGCATTGCGTGGACCCCGTCGAGCCCGCGCACACCGTTCGTAATCAAGCCGCTCTGGGCGAAGTAGGGATTTGCGAAGGATCCGCGTGGGGCAGCCATGCCGCCCTGCTGGGCGAAGACGGCGCCCGATGCGATCGTCGAGCCCGCGCCGCCGATGAGCGACCCGATGAAGCCCCCGATCGTTCCCACGATCGAGGACTTGATGAGCTGCGCCACGAATTCGAGGATCGCGCTCGCGATCGTCTTCATGAAGGTCTCGAACCGGTTCGCGCCCTGCGTGAGCCCGATGATCGCGCTTCCGATCCCGGACCCGAGGGCCGAGATCGCGGAGCTCAATAGTTTGAGCTGCTTCGTTCCCGTCTCCGCGGCTGCGGCAACGGCAAGCGCGGGCCGATAGGCCGAGTCCCCGTAGGCTGGGATCACCCGGAACTGGGGCGGCCCGCCGTTCACCCCTTCCTGGCGCTCGGGGCGCGCCATGTATTCCGTGGAACGCTCGTTCAGGAGCTTCGTCCACTCCTCGTCCGAGAGCGTCGGCCCATAGGGACGCCCTTTCGTGAGGTTGTAGAGCTCCTTCGAGATGATCGCGATCTCCTGCACCGTGAGGGCCTGCTGGCGCAGCGCTTCGAGCTTCTTGATCTCCTGGTCCAGCGTGATCGCGCCGATCGAGCGCTGGTACTCCAGGAGCGGGATCGTGATCTTCGTCTGCTCGTACTGATCCCGCGCCTGTTTCACGAGATCCTTCATCGCCTGGTTCGGTCCGGGCGAGACCGTCTTGATCGTTCCGAAGTCGACGATCCCCGGGGGCGGCGTCGCCTTCCCCTGGTCCTGCGTCTCCTTCCGGAACTGGTCCAGATCGTCGAGCCATCCGAGCATGTGCTCGTGGAACCAGGTCCCGAACTTATCGAAGGACGCGATCGCACCGTTCGCCCAGTTCAAGATCGCGGTCCCGGCCGGCGCGAGTGCAGCCGTAAACTTGTTCAACTCGCCCAGCATCGAGAGCTTGAACTCAAGCCCCGCCTTCCGCGCCGCTTCCGCCGTCTTCTCCATCGACGGCGTGAGCGTGATGCCGAGCTGTTCCGCCAGGGCCTGCGCCTCGGTCTGGTTTTGCTCGAGCACGGGGAGGATCGTTCGGGCACCCCGGCCGAAGAGCTCGAACGCCTCGGACGCGCGCCGCGCGGGGTCGGGGATGTTGAAGAGCGCCGCCTTCACGTCCTCGAGCACGGTGCCCGTACTCTTCGCGAAGCCGTTCGAATCCGTGAGCGAGACCCCGAGCGTCTGGAAGGCCTTCTGCGCCTCCTTCGACCCGTCTCGCGCTTCGCCCAAATGGCGGACGAACATGAAAAGGGGCGCCTGGACGTCTTCGAAGGTCTCGCCGGCGCGGGCCGCGGCAACCCGGAGCCCACCGATCTCCTTCGAGCTGAGACCGGTCGTGTCCCGCATGATGTCGACCTGGTGCTGGAACTCGCCGATCCGCCCCGCCGCCGAGATCGCCACGGTCCCGAAGAGCGTGAGACCGGCGATAACCGCGCTCACAGCGATACCCACGGGCCCCATCGAAGCCGCCACGCGAGAGATCGCCGCGACCTGCTGTCCGAGACCCGAAGTCACGCTCTGCATCGCGCCCTGGAGCTCCGCCTGCGCCGCCTGGAGCGCCGTGGTGCCCTGCGTGACCTTCGCCATCTCGGTATGGAGCGCGCGCTGCGCCGCGGCCTGATTCAGCACCGCCTGGCCGAGCCGGAGATTGCTCTGGTAGGAGCCGTCGGCCGCGGCCCTGGCCCGGGTCACCTCGTCGCTCCAGCGCTTCACATCGGCGATCGACTGCCCCAAAGCCGACGCGGCACGGTTCTGGGCTTCGATCGAGATTTCTACGCTGGTCTTCTCAGTCCCCACTCACCGCCCCATGCTCTTCGCCATCGCGGCCCGTAGTTCCGAGCCCTCCGGCAAGGTGTCGAGCCAATCCGCCCACGCCTCCCGCGACTTCCCCAGGATTTCCTCTTTCCCCTCCGCCTCCCCGTTCGGCGTCTGCTTCTGCTCCCACTCGCGCGCGCGCCTCAGGACGTCCAGGTCGAACGCAAGGTCATCGAGATCGAGGTGTCGCAGCTCGGACGGGAGCCGCCCGAAGGCCTCCCCGATCGCGTAGAGGGAGAGGAGGTACGGCAGGTGTTCAAAGCGCCCTCCGTGCGGTCTCGGTCTTCACGGGCGCGAGCGCGCTCAGGATCTGGGATCCCAACCAGTTGAGATCCGTCCAGAGAACGGCCGAGATCGGAAGCCACTCCACGTCCTCGCCCGGCTCCGTGAAATCTTTCGCCGTGTCGTCGAGGAGCTTCGGCGAGTCGACGCACTGGAGCGCGAGCGCGCGGTTCAATGCGTTCTGCTGCTCGACGCTCTCCTTCGAGACCACGACCTCGCCGTCGTCCTTGTAGGTGAGTGGCGGGAGGTTCCCGAAGACGGCCCCGTACTCGTCCGCCGTGGGCCGGTGCCACTGGTAGAGTTGCCCCGAGGGGCCCACACCCTCTCCTCGAGCGCGGGCCCCGTACTGCTTCGCGAGATTTCCCATCTCTCCCCCTTGGTGCCCTTCGGCACCCGCTTACGTACCGGTCGTCTGGATCACCCGGAAGTCGTCCGTGCCCGTCCCGGCCATCGTGTCCGGATACATGAGGCCGTTGAACGTGAAGCCCACGACGCCCTCGCCCTGGTAGACGGGCTTCGGATCGTCGATCACGACCGGCTTCACCGCGCCCGAGCACTGGATCGTGAGCGAGTCGTTCGCATCGACGTAGTACTTGAGCTGCAGGTTCTCGCGCGTCGGCGAGAAGAAGTCGGTGAAGAGCGTCACCGCGTCCGCGGTCGAGATGTCGTCGAAGTCCATCTCGAACGCCGCAGACAGGGTCGGGAACCCTGCACGCGTCGGAAGCGCCAGCTCCTGGCCCGACGCGGCACCCAGGAAGGGCTCGTAGCGGAGATTGTTGTCGAGCGTGAAGACGATCCGCTTCGCCTTGAAGTCCGTGGTCGGAGGGTTCGCGGCGCCGATATAGAGGCCCGAGTTCGCGGACTGGATCGCGTGCTGCCACGCGAGCGTCGTCCCCGTGATATCGGCGAATCCCGGCGCCGAGCTCGACGCGTACTTCTGCCCCGTCCCCGTGAGCTGGAAGCGAAGCTGCGCGTTCGCCTCCATCGTCATGATGAAGCGGTTGATGCACACGTCCTGGACGACCCGCGGCGAGAGCGCGTTCGTCCCGTCGTGCGGGATCTCCCGGATCGTGAGTGAGCGGTTGTAGAAGCTGCCGCCACCGTCCGCCGTGCTCGGATCGACCGGAGGATCGTTCAGCACGTACGTGTGCGTGAACGGAGCCGACGCGCCCGTCTTGATCCGCTTCGAGAACGCGGACGTGAGAAGCGGGAGGAGCGCCGTGTCGTTCGCGACATATTCCAGCGTCACCTCGAAGTCGGTGAGCGAGATCGTCTGCCAGAGCTGGGACGCGCGCGGCATGATCTGCCCCGTCGTCACACGCGGCTGATTCGTCTGGCGCGTCGAGAAGATCGAGCCCGTCCGGATGAAGGCGGCCGTGGTGAGCGAGCTCTGCACCGTTCCGAACGCGGACTGCATTCCGAAGCCGATATAACTTGCCCGCCCAATCGCCTTCCCCATCTACTCCCCACCTCCTTCGGTCACGAGCTCGAACACCTCAGCTTGGCGCGAGGTATTCATCCCGAGGGCCCACTCGACGACTGGGCGCGGAACCGTGCGCGCCTGCCCCTTGAAAAACGTGATCGCTTCGGTGACGTGCAGCGGATCGCCGCAAATGATGAATTCGCCGGGGCCGAGGAAGCGGACCGTCGCCTCATCATCCGACAGGGGGAGCGTAGACATACTCAATCCTCCACTTGCTGAGGAACCATCCCTCGCCGAGCACGCCGTCGCGCACCTGCGTCGCGAAGGATGTTCCGTCTGCGTCCTCGATCGTGGTGACGCCCCACGTATTCGCACCCGCGTAGGTCGGGAAGTTCCGCGCCGGATTCAGGAGCATCACCGCGCGCACACACTCGGCGAACTCGATCAAATTCTCCTGAAGATCCTGGTCCGTCTTGAGCACCCCGCCGATCCAGAGTCCGAGCACGCGGCGAATCTCTCCCATGAGCGAATCCCCAAGGCCGATCTGCATTGCCCAGAGGTGAAGCGAGGGCGCGTCAGCTTCGAGCATGCGCACGTGTCCCGGGGGATAGCCCGGCACGATCACCCTGGCGACGTCCGTCCAGTAGCCCGCCTTCCGCGAGATCCCCTCGAGCTCGACTTTGACGCTCTCGACGAGGTAGCGCGCGTTGGGCATCCCCGCGACCGACATCTACGCCCCCACCAAGGCGCGCTGCACGCTCACGCGCCGGCCGCCCAAGCCGCGGCGGATCGTCGCGAGGAAGTAGCGTTGCAGGATCGCCTGGAACATCGCGGCCTGCTGGTCCGTGAGCGAGATCATTGGACGGAAGCGACGTCCGAGCCCTTCGATCTGATGGAATGCGGCATAGGGAATGGAGGTGCCGATCGTGAGGCTGTGCGGTGAGGTTGAGACGTAACTGCCTGGACCGCGCCCAACGAGCGACCGCATGAGGGCGCCCGTGCGCTGGAGGATCGGCTTCCCAGGGAAATGCCGCGCCTTCCAGGCGGCGTACACTTCGGAGAGCGCCGGCCACGCGCCTTCTTGTCCCGACGCCCCTTCGCTTTGAAATTGCGAGATCTCGATCGAGCGAAAGGCCCGCTCCATCTCGGGAAACGTGGGCGAGATGTCATCGACGGCCACGGCGAGCCCGCCCAGCATCGTGCGGAGTTCTTCCGCGCCGGTCTGGTGGATCGTGAGTCGGAACACTATCCCCGCACCTCGAGAAGCCCCGGATCCCAGCGCTTACAAACCTTGAGCGAGAATTCGAGCGCCGTCTTCGCACCCTGGAGCGCGACGTAGGCGAGTGCGCGATGCTGGGGCGGCTTCGCGTCCTGCTCCCGATTGAGCCGCGCCACGTCGATAAAGATCCGGCGCGCACACTCCGCATTCGCCTGCTGCGCGACTTCGAGCGGCTGGCGGATCGAGCCGTAGGGATCCCGGAAATACGGCCGGCCCGTTCCGGGATCTCCCCAGAGCGACCACCCGTTGCTCAATTTACCGACCAGGGTCATGGCTCGTAGTCCTTCGTGAACGTGGGATTCTTCGAGTCGCTCGAGTCGTCGGGATTTGCATCCTGCGTGTAGCTCCAGGGGTCGTCCACGACGAGCGTCGCCGAGTACTCGCCCTTTCGCATGAGATCGAGCGCTTTCAAGAAGTCGTCGTGCCATGTCTTCCACATCGGCGGCACCCTGGAATCGTCCACGGCGCCGCGCGTGAGCATGATTTGGTAGGCGACTTCGTGGGAGCAGAGGAGCTTCAACGCCCCCAAAAGATCGGCGTCCGTCACCGGAAGCGAGACGCCCCCCGAAGAGAGCGCCGCGTTCACGGTGTTCGAAACCTGCGTGATCCAGAGCGCGACCGTCGCCAGGTCAGGACGCGTGAGGTAGGAGTCGATCTTCACTCCCCCCGGCATCACACCCCGGACCGAGTCGAGGTCGGTGTAGTCGGCCACGCGCTCTTACTTCTTCGACGGAGGCTGGAAGTCGCCGAGCGGCGCGACCTGCGATCCCGGAAGGATCGTCGGCTGGGCCGGCTTCTTGGGATCGAGCGCGGGATCCGGAGTCTTCATCCCCTCCTGCTGCGCGATCCCCTTCGCGAGCTCGTAGTCCTGCTTCTGGATCGCGACATCGAGCCGGTCGTACTCGCGCTGCGCACCCTCGACGGCCGGCGTGTCATCAGGCACGTACTCGGCAGTCCCGTCCTTCACCGCTTCCGCCGCGTGCCATCCCTTGAGATGGGCTACCTCGCCGCGCTTCCAGATCCGGTGCGCTGTGAGCTGATTGCAGATGATCCGAACCTTCTTCATCACGCCGGGCATCGCTCCCCCTCTCAGTTCCAGAGCTCTCGCCTCTCGCGCTGCTCGCGCAGAAGCGCCTGCTCCACTTCCCGGTTCAAGATCTCGTCGCTCCCCGCGTCGCCGTTTATTTTCCGGTTCATGAAGTCCCCGATCACAACGCGGGCCGCGAAGATCGTCGGCCACCAGTCCGTCTGTTCGCCGCCTTTGGACATCCCGCGCGCGTCCTCCTCGAGCTTCAACGCGCGATAGACGTCCTTCGCATCGAGTTGCTCGGCGAACTGCTTGGGTTCGAGGTGCCGGCCGTCGGCATGGACAAGCCACGGCCGGCCCTCTTCGTCCGCGTGGAGCTCCCACTGTCCCGGGAGCTCCACGATCTTGTGCGACGCCACGGTCTAGAGGACCGTGCCGATCACGTACATCGACTTCGCTTCCGCCTGGAACTCGATCAGCGCCTGGAAGCACTGCACCCAGACGCCGCGTCCCCACGGGTCCTGCACCTGCCGCGCGCCGTAGTACATCGGGCCCGGAGAAATCCCGTAGTTCGAGGTCTCGGGCGATGGCGTGTCGGCGTAGAAGATGTAGGCCTGGTCGCCCGTGCCGATGTAGCTGCCCTGAACGCCCAGCGCCGACTCCACAGTGGGGGCCGGGAAGTCACCAGACGCGCTACGGACACCTTTCCAGAAGGTGACCGACTCGACGTCGAAGTAGGCCGCGATCAGGGGCTCGTTGATCTGGCGCCCCGTGGCCTGCATGACGTACTGAATCGCCGTCTTGACGCTCAAGCCGGCCGATCCAGCCGACTCGCGCGTAATGAGATCGTCCGTCACCGTGCCGGTGAGAACGATCTTGTTGGGCTCGCGCCCCGTGTACTGGAGCACGGTGCGCTTCCCCGTCATCACGTCCGTGCGCGGCACCGCGGCCGTGCTCGACCACTTGGCCGTGCCCGAGAGCGACGTGTTCGGGGAGATCGCAGAGACGAGCGTGTTCGTGCGCACTTCGCGCGCGAGCCACAACCGCTCGGTCAAGCCGCGGGTGCGGCGGACCTCGATGCTCGAGCCCGGCACCTGCGAGCTCATGCGCTGCTTCGGCGTGATGAGGGACTGGAAGCCCCAGTCCTCCGCCATGAACGGGATACCCTTCCCGCGGAACGAGATCGTCGGATACCCGATTTCGTCTCCGGCCCGCGCGTCGTCGGCCTGGAGGGTGGTCCGGGCCTCATCGACGTACACCGTGCCGTTGTAGCCGGTGTATTCGACAAACGGGAAGAATTGGTCCGCGGCGAAGTAGCGGGCTCGGTTCTGCATGTACATGAGCCCGAACGTCGTGAGGATTTGATCGACGGGCGCTACAAACCTGACATCAAGCGGCATTTGCCACTAACCCCCTCTCGTCACACTGCCCCAACTGCATTGCCGATGATGTCGGCCTTAGGCGTACTGGCCCTCGACGATGTTGATTCGCACCGGAATGAGCGCGTCGCTCGCCGTCGACCACGCTTCCATCGCGTTGCCGACCACGTAGGCGACGGTGGTGATGTACGCGCCCGCGACCGCGGCCTTGACGCCGCGGCCCGTCGCGTTCGTTTTGATGAGATCGCCGAACGTGATCGCCGACGTGCCGTTCAGAAGCACGAGACAGATCGGTCCCGCGACGTCGTCGCCAGGCATGGCGACCTGAGCCGACTCGTTCTGCTTCGGCTGGTTCAACAGGAAGCCGATCGGTACGTCCGTGATCGCCGTGCAGAAGTCCACGACGCCCGAGGCCGTTAACTTCACGATCTGGCCTTGCACGCCCTGCGTCGCGTTATTCCACTTGAACCCTCTAATCCCACTCGTCGGCATCTAGCCGGTCCTCCTCCTCCGTCCCAAGTGCCCACCGCACGCGAGCGGCTTCCTAATGGCCGCCCGCCCGACTCGTTGCCGATGCTGCTAGAGGAGCCCGCCCGTGCCGTTCCCCATCACGAGCCGGGGCGAGCACTTCGCGAGCGTCTCGTTCGTCCGCGCTTCCCAGAGCTCAGGGTGCTTCCTGAACACCTGGTCGACGGCGCGCTGCCAGGCGGTCGGGTAGTCGCACTTGTCCATCGCGACGATCTCCTTCGCCTTCTCGTCGACGAGCGACTGGAACTTCTCGTCCGCACTGTCGTCGTCGCCGTCCGCGCCGACTCCGACCCGCTCGCCCATTGGCACGACCGCGGCCATGCTCTTGAGCACGCGCTCGACCATGCCGGGGTTCGTGTCGTAGTCCTTCTCCCACTGCTTCCGCTCGTTCGCGCGGAACTTGCCCGCAGCGCAGGCCAGATCTAGGATCTGCTTCCTCTTCGCGAGCTTCCCGTCCGTCTCGATCTTCGAGAGTCGGGCGTTCGCCTCTTCGAGCGCGCGCTGGAGCTCGAGCTCGCTCGCCGTCTTCGCCTCGCCCTTGTCGTCGTCGGGCTTGGGATCGGGGTCCTTCTTCCCCTTCGCCACGACGTCGACGACCTTCGTGAGCGCGGCTTCGAGCCGAGCGAATCCCGCCTCGATCTTCTCCAAAGCCTCCTTCTCCATCGCTTCCTCCTTCGCGAAGCACTTCACCACGTCGAAAACCGCTGATGGATTCGCGGGCCTGTCCACGAGGGAAATTTCCGACAGGATCAGGCCCGTTACTCGGCTCCTGTCGCTCGGATCTCGCTTCGTAACCCTGCCGCCGATTGAGAAACCGGAGAGCACACCTTCCTGACACTTCTCCCACGCATCGCGGTCGATCACCTTGACGCCGATATAGAGTCCGTCGTCCGTGACCGTTGCTTCCTTCGTCTTCCCAACGGCGCGGCGCTCGTGCATCTCGCGCACGTTCCCGAACTTCATGTAGGCCGGGAGCGCCGCCCGGATGGCTTCCGTCTCGACACGATCGCCCTGGGAATCGAGTTCGGGCGTCGACGCGTAGCCCCAGACCATCCGCTGCGAATCGTCTCGCTTCTCGAACGCGACGTAGAGATGGACATCGCTGTCCTGATCGTCTGTCTTCGAGACCTGCCCGATCCCGAGCTCCTTCGCCGCCGCTTCGAGCTTCGACTTCGCACTCGCCTTCGCCGCATCCGGGATTTGCGTCTGGTCGAGCCGTGAGAGCGCGTCCCGCACGTGCGCCGCGTCGGGCTTTCCGTCCGCGCTCTTGTAGGGGAGATGGCGCTTCGTTCGAGGCTCCGTCTTTCCGCTGTCGTCTTTCTGGCCGCCCGGCTCGATGTAGGCGAAGGACGAGTCGGGCAGGTTATTCACGAACGCCGTGGTCCAAAGTCCCATGTCCCCTCCTACGCCGCTTGCTGCTGCTCTTGGTCGCGCCAGACAAAGACGGGCGCACAACGGCAGTTGTCGCCGTCCGCGCCGTCGCAATTCGGATTCGGGACCTGCGATCCCCAGTCCTCGGGATCGAGCTCTTCTCCGTCCATCGCTTCACACGCGGGACAGGTCGCGCCGTCCATCATCGCGGAGTAAAAGACCGTGGCGATTTCGTCCTGCATCGCCTGTCCCTGCTCGACGCGCCCCGTCGTGTAGGCCTGGGTCATCTTCCCCGCGACGAGGCTTTGCACCTTCGGGATCGAGAGCGCTTCGAGCGCGCTCCGCACGGCCGCGGTGACTTCTTCCGCGGGAAGCTCCTGGTCCTGCGCCTGCTGCCCCGCGCGCACTGCTTCCTGGAGCATCGGGAGCGTCATGCCCAACGCGAGCCCCTGCGCGAGCCGTTTGATCCAGGTCTGCTGCTTCGACGTGGGTTCCGCGGGGTACTGCGACGCGAGATCTCCGCTCGCTCCGCTCGCCGCCTTCTTCACACGCGCGCGCTGCGCTTCCTCGAGCACGTGCCTACGCCCTGTGCGATAGGAATCGGTCAATCCCGCGGTGAGCGCGTTCGTGAGTTCGGGAAGGAGCGGCTTCGGAAGCTGACCCTGCGCGAGCTGCGCTTCGCTCGCCGATCCCGCCGCCGCGGCGAGCGCTTTCACCTGCTCCTGGCGAATCGGGAGCACGTCCCGGTACCAGAGCTTGCTCGGCGAGTGATCGAGGTGATCACGCATCGCCGACCAGTCCACACCCTGCTCATGCGCGAGCGGTGGCCGGCGCATCGGATAGGCTGGACTCACGCCGACGGCGCCGGCGCGCTTTCGCATCTTCTTCGTGTCGGACGTACCGGCCTTGGCGGGCGACGCGGCCGGAGGCCGTTCTCCGCGGGCGTTTGGCTCCTGCGCGGTGGCGGCCGCCGCATCGCCCCCACCAAAGCCGGTCTGCTGCTGCGGAATCGGTTCGAGCGTCGCGGGATCCTCGTCCGGAAAGGCGAGCTTCTGGCGGAAGTACTGGCGCAAGGGCTGATCGACCCGGATCACGCCCCACTGGACGAGTGGGCCCATGAGCTGCGCGAGCCGATCCGGTTTCGCCTGCAGGAAGTTCTCACACACGAGCCGCGGATACCGCTCGCGCTCGCCGTAGTTGAGATCGACCAGGTCCTTGATCGCCTGCGCACCAAAGTCGTCCGAGACCTGATTAGCGACGCCCTGGTAGGCGTAGAGCATGAACTCGCTTTGGATCTCACCAACGGCGCGCGCTCCCTTCTCGCCCTGGCCCAAGGACTGCCATTCGGAAAGCATGCAGCTTTCGATCTGCTGGTCGTGGTAGTGCGCGCTCTCGAGGCAGTTCGCGTTATTGCCCTGGGGGAACACGGCGTGGAGTTCGAACACGCTCGGGATGTACATGGCCTGGTTCTGGTGGATCCGAAACTGCGAGATCGCGCTCTTCGCCTTCTCGATCTGCTCGGGCGACGGGGTCTGGTTCTCTTTTGACTGCACCCAGAAGACGCCGCCGGCGCGCTCTTTCTGGATCGCATCGAAGCCCAAGATCGAGCGCTTCCAACGCCAGTGTGGGTGCGCGGGACGAAGGATCGACTCGCCCCACCAGTTGTCACCTTCGCGGTTGAAGGAGAGAACGACGAGGTTCGCGGCGGGCATCGTCTTCAAGCCCTTACGCTGTGTCCACTGGGTGACGCTATCGAGGCCCGAGGGACCGGAGTCCGTGAGATTGAAATGCCAGATCGTCTTTGCGGGCCGCGGCTCGAACGCCGCGATCACCTGCTTCCCGTCAGAGGGGCGATAGCCGTAGATCTTCTCGAGCACGCTGTATCCGTGCACGGTCATGAGGAGTGCGGAGCGAAGCGTCTGATACCACGTCCCGTACCCGGCGTATCCGTATGCTTCGCCCGGCATCAGGACCGAGCGAACGAACTCCGCGATCTCGTCCTCTTCTGGATTCCCCTTCTCGACGGAGTCGACGCGCCACTCGGCCGCGAGAAGGCAATAGAGAAGCCGGTTGATGCAGCTCCGCACCTTACCGTCGCTCTTTCGCATCTTCTCGTAGGTCTGGACCGCGTTCTGCGGGGTGTTGAGATCGACGTTGTACTCTTCGGGCGTCCAGAGCTCGTTCCCGTAGGTAAAGGCGCCGGCGTCGCCAATCCCTGTTCCCACGCGCTCAAGCAAAGGCATCGACGCGAGCCCTCCATCCCGTCAGAAGCCCACGTCCCCGCGGGACCGCACCGTCGTCTTCCGTCTCCTGCTCGAAGCGGTCGGGCACCGCGGTCACAACCGGGAGCTCGAAATTGTCGCGCGCATCGAAGGCGTCTTCCTGCGGCAAGGCTTCACACGCGAGATAGCCGAAGCCGTCCGCGATGTGAGAACTCGCGTCGTGAACCGGGGAGACCGACTTCGAGGGGCGCACATCGCCCGTCGCGCGTTCCGTGGGCCAGCGATATTCGAGGAGCCGCGCGGTCAGGATGTCGCACGTGGGCGAGATCACGACCCGGTTCCAGCGGAAGGCGCTATCAACGACCGCGATCCGGCGCGACTCGGATCCGGGACCGCGCACGGCGCACTGGCGGATCCGATGAAACCCCGCGGCGCGGAAGTAGCCCGCGATGCTCTGCCCGCTTCCTGTCGTCTGGTCGGTGTCGGGCCCGCCCACCATCACCACGTCCCCGAAATCCCCTTCGAACCCGACACCTCGAATCTTCTCCGCGATATTGAGCGCGTGGGCGCGCGCCCCACCGGCGCCCTCGATCTCGTAGTCGAAGATCACGCGGAGAATCTTGTCGTGCTTTCCGACTTGCCCTCCCGCCGCGGCGCCGAACCCAGTCGAGCCATAGTCGACGCCCACAAAGAGCGGAAGCTGAGGGTCGTACGGAATCGGGAGCTCCGCGACGTGGCGGCGGACGTGGAAGGTCTTCCACACGAGCCCGCGCATCGATCTCTCGATCGAGTGGTTATATTCCTGCGCAATGTCTTCGTCACGGAGCGAGGACGTGATGCGTCGGAACGCGGGTGAAACGACGGGGCCGAAGCGCTCGACCTCGTTCTCGGGCGTCGATGCTAGCCCCTGGTTGAGATCGGGATGCTGGGGCCAGTCGAGCACATGGACACGCCAACCCTCGGGCTTCCGGAGCACGATCCGCGCCGCGACCGTGCGACGGCCGTTGTGCGTCGTGATGTAGACGCGGCCGCGACGGCACGCGGGATCGAGCGCGCGATTCAGCTCTTCCGAATGCGGAGCGAACGCCGCTTCATCGACCAGCGCCGCGACGTAGCCGCCCGACCGCCCGCCCTGCTCGTTCGGCGCCTCACCCGAGATATAGGCGTCCGTCTCCTCGCAGGTGACGCGCTTGAAGGCGAAGTCGGTGGGTTTCTTCGCTTCATCCCAAGGGATGCGGTCCCACATAAAGCGAAGCCGACCGAACACACTCTTGGGCGTCGAGTTCTCGCCACCGTCGTCGACGTAGTCGCCGCCCTTCCCAGTCGTCAAGAACGCGGGGAAACCCTTGATCCATTGGGAGCGCCAGAGGAACCACGCGCACGCGGTCCAGGTCCCGAGCATCCGGCGCGATTTGTCGACCAGGCCATTGAAGCGGTCGGTGCGGCAGCCTTCTAGGAAATCGATCAGCTCGAGCACGAAGGGCCAGTCCGCGATCGGCGCGATCTTGCCAGCGCGCTCAGGATCCTCGTCGATCGTCTTGCAGCAGCGCGTGATGAACCAGGCGGCGGCAAGATGGTTCTGCGCGGGATCGCAGAGCATGCGCACGGTCTGGCCGATATGGCTCGACCCCTTGACCATGTCGTCCATCTCGCGAAGATCCCGCTGGGTCGCGATCAATGGACGGGTCCGCCGTTCGCTTGCGACTGGGCGCGCTCGCGCATCTGACGCAAGGCTTCCGCGACCGCCGCGGCCTCGATGGGCGCCGGTATCGAGTTTTGATCCTGCTTCGGCTGCTCGGAATCGGAGCGCGGGAGGACCGCGGCCTGCTGACGCACGTCGATCCGATGGACGGCCGCGATCGTACGGTCGATGAACGTCTCTTTGATGATTCGGTGCGCGAGCGCCCAAGCGCGGAGCTTGATCTGGTTCTGACACTTCTTCCGGCCCGCGAGCTCCATCGCCGAACGCGCGATCGTAATGTCCATGTCGATCGCGCCGGGTGTGAGTTCCCAGATCCGCTGCTGCTCGCGCTTCGCGAGGAGCCGGTCCATGTCAGACCGCGCGACCAGGAGCTCTTTCTTCGCGCTCACGCCCGCACCCCAACAAAAAAGGCGACGGACCGGTCCAGCCCCTGGCCGCAGGAAGGCCATCGTGGGGCCGGCTGTCGATCGTCGCCGAAGCGATACCGCGCTTGGTCTAGGCTACGGATCTTGCATGACGGTCCTCAACACTCGCTTCACGTGGAGCGAGCAGAGTAGTCGCTTGGCAGCCACGATGCCTGCCGTTGAACTCGTAGAGATCGCGACGAACAGCAGGGAAACAGTTGATCCGGATCTTCTTCGACTGCCCACACGCGCCACAGAACGCGATGATCGCGTTCTCGCCCTCGAGCGTCCGAAGCGACATGTGCTGGTACTGGTGACTCATGCGTTCGCGTCGATGTAGCTCGCCTTGAACGCGCCCAGATTGTCGAGCGCCGCCTGCACGTCGTGCACTGCACCCTTCACGAGCGACACGTCCGACCCGCTCGGAGCGGGCGTCACGTCAGGCGCCTCGATCGCGTCGAGCAGGCTCTGGAGCATGTGGCGCGTTGAACCGAGTGCTGCGATCTGGTTCGTCGTGACGTTGAAGATTGGGGCCGAGACTGTCATTCCATCCCCCAAGCGTTGGGCCGCTTCTCACTGCCGTCGGTGAGCGACGGCGTTGTGCGTTCGATCCGGTTCATCTCGCGGTGCATCGGGCAGTGCATGAGATCCTCGATCGAGAGCTTTTCGATCTCGTCCATCGTGAGCGAGAAGAGCATCGTCGGCCGGCACTCCACGCACGTGCGCCAGTGCTTCTCGTCATGACCCTTCGCGCGCTTCGCCACGTCACCCTCCCTCGTCCGATCCTTCGCGGAGAGTTGTACCGGAATCGACGGGGATATTGCCAAGCGAAACCTGAGTAGCGTTACTCAGATTTTCCCGATGCCGCTCCGACGCCTCTTCCCGGTCGCGCTGGGCAAGGAGCGCCGCGGGGCTCAGCCGCGCGAACCGCGCGCGTAAGGTCAGGAGCTCGCGGATCAGATCCGAGCGTGTCGTCGCCTGGCGATCCCAAAGCGATGTCCCGCCGTGGTAGAGCGTCCTCGCCGCAATCACGTCGAGCCGGAGCGTGTGCATTGACTGGCGCAAGAGCCGCGGCAAGTCTGACTTCGGATGGATCGCGCGAAGTGCTCGAACCTCTTCGGATTCAATCTCCTGCGGCTCTCCCAAAGCCCGCCCCTCCGTGAGTGTCAAGATCACGCGCCCACCCGCTTTTCCAAGAGCGCGATCAGCGTATTGAGATCGTCCCGCTCCTGAAGCGCCGCGGCCAGGGCGCCCGTCCCGCCGGCGCGCACGGGGGCTACCGGCTTCTTGGTGGGCGAGCTTTTCGCCGTCTTCCCACCCTTCGCGCACGTGCACGCCGACACCTCGAGGTTGCAGCCCGAGCACGCCCACTTCCACACGCCGCCCCTGTTGAGCCGTCGCCGACCGTGGCCGCAGGAACACTTCCCCCGACCCCCGCTCGGGATCTTCGCCCGACGCTTCATCTCGTCCGGGTCCGTCCCGCTCACCCCGCTTCCCAACTTCACGACCTCGGGCTCCGCCATCCGCACCCTCCCGATTTGTAGTTCCTACACGTCGCCTAGCCGTCTGACTGACAGACAGACAAGATGTGTCCCGTAGGGACACACCTTTGTCCGTGTCCGTCAGTCAGAAAACCGGCATAGGAGCGTCCCTGACCACCACTCGCGTTGTCGTTCAGTAAGTAGAGCATCTAAATATCGAGATCGCTTGATGTTGTCTCGCGTGAGACTGACGGACAATCGCCGCTTTGTCCGTCAGTGTCCGCCAGTCGGTAGCGATAGACCCACTTTCTGGCCTGTCCGTCTCCTTGGGCCACCCGTTCGCTGGTTCGGACCGTTCCGATTTCCTCGCGGCGGCGTTTCACGGTCTTCTCGGAGAGCCCTGATTTGATCGCCGCCTCCCGATCTGTGAGTCCGACCAGGCCGGCATGGAAGTAGGCGTCCCGGATCTTGTCGACGTTCTCCGCCTTCCGTTTTTCGGGGCTGTAGTCAGTGACCTCGAACCCGGAGTGCTCGGGTCGAGTCAGGTAGATCGGTGCGATCGGGGGCGCGTTGTTCGTCTTGGGGAACCGGAGCGAGAAGAGCTCGTCCTTCTTGATCTGTGTGAGGCGAATCAGGGCCTTGCAGTCGGTGATCATCCGGCTCGTGCCGCGCACGGCGTCGAGATCGTCCAGTTCCTTTCCCGAGCTCGGGCTCTTGGGCTCGTGGTGGACGAGCTCGATCGCGGTCCCGGTCTCTTCGCTCACCTCGTCGAAGCGCCGGAGCACCTGGCCGAACTCGACCGCTTTGTTCTCGTCGGTCGAGTGGGCGCGGGAGAGGGCGTCGATGATCACGAGATCGAGCGCCTGATGCTTGCACCATTGGGCGAGCGCCTTGTAGTCGTCCGTCAGCATGTCGACCGCGCCGCGGAGATCGGGGCGGGAGATCACGCGCACGCGGGAGAGATCGGCGTCGGGCGACTTCTCGAGGATCCATCCGAGCCGCTTCTGGAAGAACCCGGCGTGCATTTCGAGCTCGAGGATACCGACCCGGAGCGGACCCTTCGCCGGCGGAGCGAGACCGTAGAGCCCGCGGCCCTGGGAGAGCTCGATCGCTTGCTGGAGGATCGCCCAGGTTTTCCCGAGTCCGGGCTTCCCGTAGAAGATCACGAGATCGCCAGCGGAGATGAGTCCGTTCCCGAGAATGGACGGGGGCTCGGTATAGGGGCGCGCCATGAACTCGCCGAGCTCAAAGTCGGCGGCGACGAAGCGCTGGGAGGGTGTGACGAAGGGTATCGCCGCGGTCGCGAGCTCTTCCAGCTTCTCCTTCGTCCCGCCGATCGCGAGCCAGTCGGACACGTCCTGCTTCCCTTCGAGATCGGGGAGCGCGAGCACCTTGACGCACGAGACCCACTCCGCAATCGCGTCGCGTACCTTCTCGGCGTGTTTCTTTCCTGGGTCGTCGTTGTCGGGAAGAATCACGACTTCCGCAGCGCCGGCGAGTTGGTCTGTGTACTGTGGCAACCAGGCTGCGGCGGCGCCTTGCGGCGCGGTCGTCGCGGTCAATCCCATCGCCGCGAGATTGTCCGCGTCCTTCTCCCCTTCGACGATGTAGATCCGATGCCCATAGTGACGCGCGGCGCTGAGTTCCACCGCGCGGTAGAGCACACGGCGCACGCCGTCCAAATTGTCGATCCACATCGGGGCGGGAGGTTCGAGGTTTGAGGGCCGGCGCTGCTTAAAATTCTTGTGCTCGTCGCGGACGACTTGGTAGAGGAGCGTGCCGCGATCGTCGTGGTAGTCGTAGCTCGCGGTGATTTTCCCGAACGGAGGCCGTCCCTGGCCTTTTATCCCATCGTGGGATCCGTTCGGTTTAGCCGAGCTCCACGTCGACTCGAAGAGATCTCGCTTCTCGATCCCTTTGGCCGAGAGGATCGCTTCGAGCGTGCAGCCGGCGCGACACGTGAGAAGGACCTTCTGTCCATCGTCGCTTTGCTGAATTCGTAAGGACGGGGCGTGATCGTCGTGCGCGGGGCAAAGGACGAGGTAGCCCTTCCCCTCGGGGCGTGGTGAATCGAAGCGGCTCAGTACGCGATCGAGTGCTGCCCCCAAACCTCCCCTTGCCCGAGCCTGTTGGATGGCTCGCCCGTTCCCGGAAAAAGCAAAACGCTCCCCGGTGTGAGAACCGGAGAGCGCCCGACTCTTGAGATCGAGCTCCCTCGCTGCCGTGATCGTGGCAGGGGCAAGGATGTCTGGAAGAACGGCGCGAAAGTACGTAGGATCGCGGACGGCGGTCAAGCGGAATTTTCGCTGTTTCGTTTTGGCGCGTCCGTATGCTATAATTCCCTTCCCGCGCATGGGACACGGACGTCCGCCACGTCCATTCTGGAGGTCCCATGTTGAGCCGTACCGCACTCGTGTACCTGCTCCTGGTTCTCACTGGATGCGCCTCGGTGCTCGCTTCGAAAGAGAAGACGATCCCCTTCACGTCGACGCCGTCCGGGGCCGAGGTCCTGATCGACGGGAAGAGTTATGGCCCCACGCCGGCGAAGATCCGTCTCCAGCAAGGGAAGGACTACCAGGTCGCGTTCCGGATGGACGGCCATCCCGACCAGACCCACGTGCTGCGGAATAGCGTGGGCGGCGGGTGGGTCGTGCTCGACGTTGTGTGTGGACTCCTGCCGGTCGCGGTCGACGCCGGGACTGGGGCCTGGCATGCCCTCAAAGCAAGCGCGGTCGTCGCGGACATGGACAGGGGCACGGTATCGGAGCTCAACTGGAGCGGGAAGGATGTGGGCCCGGCTGTCGTGGGGCGCGTGAAGGACCTTCCGGACAGTGGGGTCGCGACTGCACCCCTCGTCGTCACGTTGACCACTGGGCGCACGATCGAGGCGTTGCGGATCGCGGCTAAGAGCCGGGACACGCTTCGGATCGACTGCACGGACGGGCGGACCGAGTACGTCTACACGAGTATGGTCAAGTCGATCGTGAGCTTGAACGAGATCGACATGACGAAGCGCGTCGTGCGTGGTCTCGAAACGGTGCCGGCCGAGCCGTAGCCGATCGTGGGCCGAGAACCTGTCGGCCCAAGGATGGGCGAACTGAGAGACCTGGTCCTACGGGACTATCGGATCAACGAGCGCCGAAGCATTGGCCGCGCGCGGGCCGCGTTCGCGCACCTGTCCCAGCTCGAGGTCGTGCCGCTACGTGGCGCCCACGACGTGACGTCCCGCTACGCCGCGCGCCGCACTCGAGCGGGGGCCGCAGCCGCGACGGTGCGCTACGAGCTCGCGATGCTACGCCGCGGGCTCACCCTGGCGCATCGCGCCGGGAGGATCGAGGCGAGGCCCGCGCTCCCCACGATCCGGGTCCAGAACGCGCGGCAGGGCTTCTTCACGGATCAGGAACTCGAGCTCCTGATCGCGGCGCTTCCCGACCCAGTGGACGACATGGCGCGGTTCGCGTCGATCACGGGCTGGCGGATCTCGGAGATCCGGTCCCTTACGTGGGACCAGGTCGACCGGCGCGCGGGCTTGATCCGGCTCGGTCCCGGGACGACAAAGAACGGCGAGGGTCGCGTCTTCCCATACGGGGCCCATCCCGAGCTCGCGCACCTCTTCCGTTGGCTCTATTCCCGCCGGATGGGCGAGCACGTCTTTCACCGAAGCGGGCGGCGCGTGAAGCACGTCGCGGGGAGTTGGAATCTTGCTTGCCGAAAGCTCAAGCTCGGGCGTAGGGTGTTCCACGACTTGAGACGGACGGCCGTTCGCAATATGGAGCGCGCCGGCGTCCCGCGATCGGTACAGATGAAACTCATTGGGCTCAAGACGGAGTCGATTCATCACCGCTATGCCATCACCAACGAAGAAGACCTCGCGCGCGGCGTCGCGCTCCTCGCGGCGAAAGAAAGACCCGGCGGCAGTCGCACTTGGGAAGCGTCGAGCTAA